CAATAATCCGTTAACCGGTCGATACACACACGGCAAACCGAGACCACCCCATTTTTCTGGGATATGAAACGGAATGCATCCGGCAGAGTCCAATGTCGATTTATTGTATTTCTTAAACAACGTAATCAATTTCATCTTCATCTGTCGGCCGAACCCGCGTATTAGCGTGTTACAGCGTGCACCGACTGTGTCGTCTTTTTGATCGCCGACGAAGGCGAGCTTACCGTCACCCGAACGTTTCATGCCCAACAAGAGGCCCATATTAACGTACGGTACATAAGCATACTCACAATAGTGGGTGGTTGACTGTTTTTCAGTTCGACCACCGAGTAGAATTTCTTCATCCAGCGCATAATTAACGTACGAGACGTGATGCGAAAGAGAGTCAGTAATTATAGACTCATACTCGAAAAGTTCATCATTAAGGTACATTTCCGAATTAATCACCATAAACTTCGATGAAAAATACGTTTTACCAACGGATGGAGTTAGCCCGACCTTTTCGGCAACACACTCCCATGTTTTCTTTCCATTTTCGTCTGTCTGAAAGAGACAGTCATCGCCATTCACGATAACCTCCACATCCTCAAACTCCGCGTTCGGAAAACAAGACGCCCAAATGAGCGCAAAATTCGCAATACAAAGAATCGGGAAACTCACCACCGACCCCATCAACTGTCCGCGCGCCTGCCAACCACCCACTATGCCGTCTTTTTCAACAGGTTCATAATAGTGTCCAGTCAGGGCACGTAAGAAGAGAGTACGATACTCGTCGCTCAGCTGTGAAACTTCACAAATCCGATTAACAATTTTCTCGCTTAGCTCTTTTGCCAAATTATCCGTAGCACCTTTATAATCGCCACTTAACCACTTCAATCCGTCCTTTAACCGACCTAATACACTGTGAATGTACTGTCCAGAGATGGATGAGCCAATGCAGAATCGTTTGTCCTTCTTTAGGACTTTAAACAATAACTTTTGCACTGGTCTTAATGCAGAATATAGCTCCGCGGGGCCCGATGTTACACATCGGACTTTGTTAGGTTCGGGCAATGCCGCCACCTTACAGGACGGTTTCTCAATTAGAGCCGCCTGTAGAAGACCCAATTGGGCTTCAACAAAGGATTCTGCCGCAAGGTGCCGTACCGTCATATATCGGGTACGATCATCCTCGACCATGCACTCTTCACTCAATACAAATTCAAAAATCTCGCCCGGCCTGCTCTCACTTTGGAGATATCCAGCCGGTACCAACGTTTGTTTTTCTTCACTCCAATATTCACCATCTTCAGTTACTGATCGGAGCAGTCCATTCGACTGCACTTTCATTGAGTGCAAAGTTTTGTACGGAATGCCTCGGAGATGCGGCATCAAACCACGCGTTTGAAGCGCACCGAGCGCACCCCCGTCTTTTACGGGAGCATTAAAATGTCCGGCCACCGATGGCCAGTCCATCATCACCTTCGCGTCCAAACCACGACCGCGGAATAATTTATCCACAATCAGTTCGGCATAGTGTCCCACCACATCGATTGTACCCATTTGGTCACCAACTCGAATTTGTGGCGTCGTCATCGTTTCAACATTCTTTACTTTAGCCGCCAACAAGGCCTTTTCGTCAGGCCGTGGCAATCCTTTTTTCAACATCAATATCGAATAAAAGAACGAATAATTCCTTAATCGCAGCATTTTAGCCGCATAAGAAGAAAATACTCCACCAAGAATGTGGTACTTTGTACCAAATGGCAGAAAAGCCGGCAACGCAGGAATGTCCTGTTGCTCACCACTAATCACCGACGCTGCTGCTGCAAACATAGCACACGTCTTCCATTTTGTGTAATCCGTCAACCAACCGTTTTCAGATAAACAATGTAAATACGGAAATTCTTTACGTAATACGTTGAGGCCATTTGCCCCACCCGAAAACTTCATTCCACTATTCACATAAACAAGTTCGACAGCGCGTAGAACGTGGTAAGAGGCCTTACAATGCCCACATACCCGTTCATCCATCGCCAGAACATCTATTAGCTCAGGAATCTGACACACTTTTGCAAAGTGTCCAGAAACTCCATTGCTAGGGAGGAAACCAAGATCGCAGCGTTGTTGTACAACCTCTGCTTTCCGTTTCTTTTTCGATTCGTCTACTTTTCTGTTCTCACACATGATGTGACAGCG